GGAAATCGCACCAATCACGCCCTGTGCAGATCATCTGCCAGTGCATTTGCAGCATGTACTTTCGATCAATAGCGGCCCCGGTCAGCGTCTTGATGTGAGTTGCGGGCTGCGGACATTTGATTTCAACAAGCCCATCATCGCCCACCAACCCGTCGGGACTGGCACCGCTCATTTGCAGTTTGGGGTGCGGAATAAATCCAACCTCCTGAACGTCCTTGCCGGTTTCAATTTCGTAGAACGCGCGGGCTTGCGGCTCTGTGTCTGTGCCGTGCTGCATCGCTGCGGATGTAAAGCCTTCGGTGGGCGTTCCTGTCAGCCGCTCACAAACAAGCTGTGCGCGGTAGTTCTGGAATCCCGCCGCCGTGGGCTTCATCATCACGTCAGCAATGCGTGATGCAGTGACCTTGCCAAGACGGGCGGCGAACCAACTATCAGTGCGCTGCTCATCCATTTGACTGCTCCATTTTGCGGCGCAGTTGGGCGCAAGCGGCCTCAAACATTTTCGCGGGGAATTGCTCAAGAGAATCGGCTTTGTATGCCAGTAGGAATTTGTCTTGATCGGCCCCGCTGGTTTCAACAAGATCGCGCAGGGTCACAAATTGCTCTGCGGTTATCCCGCTGCTTGTGCTTTGCCCATCGTCCTCGGTATCCTCCCCAAGAGACAGGCCAAGAATGGCTTGGGCGGTGTACCGCTGTCCGTAGGTCTGGGATGAGCCTACAGCCTGCACAGCGTTTCGCCCTGCGCCATTGTCGCGCGGCAGGGGGATGCTGTTGCTCTTTGTGTGGCCGCCTTGGTGTGACAGGTGGGCGGTTACAATCACCTCGCGCTCGGTGACTTCTGTTGAGAACGAAAGAGCCAAGCCATACCCAGAAAGAACCGGGCGCGTCTTGCCGATAATGTCCCTCAACAGCGCATAGGGTTTTTTGGTGTGCTCGTTCAGCCCGTTAAGGGGAATTTCAGGGAAGTTTGCGGACGCCTTTGAAAACGCCGCATCGAAGGCTTTCTTTGCCTGCTGTGCGTCGTGGCGTTCCTTCATTTCCAGCATCTTTTCAAGCTTCGCCAAGTCGCTGTTTGGGTCCATGGCGATACGCTCAATCATGCTCACCATGGGGTCAGCCGGGAGTTGTTGCTCCGTTTCGATTTTTGCTAGTTCAGTCACGCTGCAATCCTTTCTACATTTTCCTGTGTGATGGCGGTGTACGTGTGATCTTCACCGTACAATTCTGCCCATTGTTTCTTCGCCTGATGGATTGCCAGCTTGGCCTTGTCCCGGCTTTCGCGGTGATGGCACCGGCAAAGAGGGATGGCGTGTTTGTCTGGCGTTTTCCGACCGCTAAAACGTCCATGAAAGACGTGATGCGCCTCTGTCGGTGTTGTCTGAATGAACCCGAATGAATCGCAAATGATGCACGGCAACATGCGAACCCATCGTAGGTACTGGGCGTCTGTCACTGCGCCACCTCGTTCAACTGGTAGCCCATGCCCCAGATTGTGCGGATGACGTAAGGCGTCCCCTTTAGCACCTTGCGCAGGTTGCAGATCTGCACCTTGACGATTTGCGGCTCTTGCAATTCATCCGCGCTCGCCCTGTCGCAGGTTATGGCCGCATAAAGCCGGTCGTTTGACACGGGCTTGCCCTTGCTATGGTAAAGCACTTTCAGCAACTCACGCCGCTGGCCGCGCACGGTTACACCCTCAAGTGCAAAAGGCTCCCCAAAGTGCAGCGCCGAAAACTGGTCAAGCATGTCAAGCGCGTATGCAAGCGCGTCATTCGTTAACATGTTCTTGCAGTTTTCCCGAACAATGCGCGCGGTGTCGGGCGTGATGGTCATTCGGCTGCAACGGTAGATAGAAGATCACCAGAACCGTCTGAGGCAAAGTCAGACTTGGCTTTTGCGATATTTTTTGCCGCTTGCTTAAAATAGCTTTTCTTAAGTTCCACACCTATTCCGCGTCGACCCAGATAGACAGGGCTGTACACCTCAGATCCGACGCCCATAAATGGCGTCAAAACAGTTTCTTCGGGATTGGTGTAAAGCTCTACGCAGCGATGTATGATGTCCAGCATCAGCGGGTGAACGTGCTTTACATCGTCCGGCTCGCGCGCCTCCCCATCGTCAACAACGGCCCGCGCGGTAAGCCCGCATCCTGTCTTTTGCTTATTGCTGGCGCGTATATCCATCCAAGCAGATGAGGCGTACCTGCGCCACACGTAATGAGAAAACTTGTTTTCTTTCTGGTCTCCATCAAACCCGCGATATTGGCGGACATTTTCGGGCATAACCTCTGCGCCAAAGTAGCGAGTAAACCCGCGCTCGTGCGTAACAGGCACGGCATTATCACCACCCTTGCGAAAGAAAAGGACGTAATCGGCGTTTGCAATACTGGACTTGGCGCTGTCCTCGCAAATGGTCTGGTGCGCCAACCCCCGCACCATGGTACGAAGTCGCACCGCCAAAGGCTCATTCCACTTGAGCCTCCGACCCATAAACTTAAATCCGGCCTCTTCGTGCAGCTTGATAATGTTACCGGGCAAATCGTGAACCGTGCCAACTGCATCCTCTCCAATATCCATGCAATGGACCGCGTTAATGCGGCCAGGTTTTGTGACCCGCGCCATTTGCTTAACAAGAAAGCGATATTGGTTATAAAACTCTTCGTAATTGTAGCAGTTCGACATATCGCGCTCATCGCCGCTGTATTGAAACAGGCCAGCAAAGGGCGGAGAGTAGACGGACATATCCACAGAATTGCTAGGCATGTCCGAAACAACCTCGACGCAATCTCCGTTGTATATTGCATAATCGTCCGTGAATATTTGGTCAGAAACGCTCATTTTTTATCCCTTCATCCATGCCGGAAACTTTGGCTTTTCGCCCTCTTGAAATATTTTCTTGTGAGATTGCGCCGCCGTCATGTGCTCCATCATTTGATGAAACATTTGCTCTGCGGCGTCGGCTTTGCGCTTGCGCGCATTTGCTACGTTTGCAAGTGAAGTGGTGCCGATCTGGTGGACCGTGACGGGTCGCTTTTGCCCAAACCGCCAAAACCTGCGCACAGCTTGATAATATTGCTCATAGCTGTAGTCATCGAAGTACGTGCAGGCGGCGCTGTGCTGCCAATTCACACCCAAAGCGGCAATTTTTGGCTTGGTCACAAGATATTTGATCTCGCCAGATTTGAACGCTGCAAACTTTTCTTCTTTCACTTCGTCCTTATCGGCACCAGAAAGATTGACCGCACCCGGCACAATGTCTGTTAGCATTTCTGCTTCTGCGTTAAACTGGCACCACATGACACCGCTCTCGTGTCCCTGAATAAGTTCACCAGCGAGTTCGCAACGCTCTTTAATCGTCGCTTTCTTTTCTTCGCGCTCCATCGGAAGTCCGCGCACGGGCAACGCAAACAATTGACCTTCAAGAGGTAGGCTTTCTATCTCGTGGTGGATCTCTTTCAGCTCTGGCAAGTTCCAGCCATCGTCAGAAAAGCCAAGATCAGAAGGGCGACGAACGGCTCGCGCCCATGAGGCAACCCACCGCCAAAAGTGCGGCTCTGCGTGGCCCTTAAACCGCCAATTCTGACCGATATGGGCCGGGTGTAGTGTATCGTCATTGCTTTTGAAAAACGTCGGCAACATATCCATGTAGGCCATATCGCCAAGCGCCTCCGAGGATGTTCCCAATTCTGTGTAGTCGTTGGGCGACGGAGTTGCTGTGTACATGCCGCGATATTCAACCTTGCGCATGGCTTGGGTAATCGCGGCCTTTATCTTGCCGTCAAAGTTTTTCAAAATGCTGCTCTCGTCGCAGACAATCCCGGCAAAATCGCTCAGATCAAAGTGGTGCAACCGCTCGTAGTTGGTTGTGATTATACCCTTGCCGACAGGCCATTTGCCATCGACCGAACGATAAGCGTCAATGTCAAATTTTTCCGCCTCTTGAACGGTCTGCGATGAAACAGACAAGGGCGCAAGAATAAGCACTGGCCTGTTTGTTTTCCGGTGCACATTTTCCGCCCACACAAGCTGCATGAGTGTTTTACCCAGACCGCAATCTGCGAAGGTCGCGGCGCGGCCCTGAGTTAGCGCCCAGTCGATCAGATGATTTTGAAAATCAAAGCAATTGTCATTTTGATAAACCGGCTTAAAACCAAACTGCCCCGCTAGGTGTGTTTTGTTCTCAACAAAGGCTTTGTAAGATTGCAACGTCATATAAGACCCTCAAAAAGCGCCCGCGCGCAGCCGAAGCTGACACGCAGGCGAGGTGCACAGGGAGGTGCGCCGTAGTAGTCCCCCGGCGCGTGGGATTGGTTGCGGGGTCATTGGTCGAACCCCAGTAAACGCGGAGCAAAGCCGTATTTGGCGCTACTTGGTCGCCACGCGAAATCGTTGTGATCTGTCTGAGAGACCCTAAACCGTGTCGCCCACCCCTTGAGCCTAGCCACGCGACCGACCCATGAGGCACTTTCCCCGATAGCCTCGGCGCACTCATGGGCAGTGCAGTCCCACCCGATAGGCTCACAGTGCGCCCAGACCTTGTATGCAATAGCGTGTTGGCGGGGGGTCATTGGTCTGCCCCGAAGTCAAACCACTCAACAACCTCAAACTCATCGGGATACAGGTCT